GCTGTTGAGCCACTTGCAATAGTGGTGTATGAGAATACACCTGTTGGCAGAGGGGTTAAGTTCCACGAGTACAATTCAAATAACACGTCCTGTATTTGAAAGCGGTCTGTTGGACCCACTGTGCCGAATGGTTGTTCCATTGCACGATTCATAACTAGAATGAACTGATCTTTCCAGGAGGCGTTACTAACGTCGTTCCATGATATTCTACGGCCAGCAAGGTCAATGCCGTTAGCATCAATAACAGACTCTGTGGTTGTTACCGATGTGATTTTGACGAGGCCGCGGGCTGGTAGTGGGCGAGATGCTGTGTAAGAAACTAGTTTTGCTAAACGTAGAATTGAGTCTTTGCGTTGTGCTGTTGAAATAAAGTTCTCATGCGCATTGATATCCAACCGGTACGCCATCAATTCAGCAATATATGCGAACGTTTCAATGATTGCAATGAATTCCGACGACTCGATGAAGTCATTAAACGTTTCCGGAAAGTGTAACTTGACGTAATCAAGCAAGCTCTGTTTTACAGTATCGTAGTCGAATGCTGCGAAATTGATGGTGTTAAACGCATCATATACACGCTCGAATGACTCTGCTCTCGCTACTAATCTTGACATAATGTGGGTATCCTAGTTGATGCAATATTTATGGGCTGGTACTTACTACGCCGAGCCTTCAAACGTTATGTTTAAATCGAGAGTATCAACCATGTTCAATTCAACATACAGCAGTTTAACCGCTGCTGTAACTGTGTTAGAGTCATACAGAGGTGTCACAACCATACTCACTAAAGATACGCGTGGGTCAAAATTAACAACAAACCTCAGGTCTTCTTCCAATATGCTAAGAGTAATTGGGTCAAGCGGCTCAAACGCCAAATCTGGTATCCTTGTACCAAACGCTGGCATCATCACTCGCTCACCCCTTCGGGTAAAGATGTGGTTGAGTAGGTCTAATTTAACCAGTTCAATATCTCTGATACTGAATGTTTGGTGTGGTTGATATTCGTGACTTGAATATCCTCGGTATAATCCTTTAGCCATCATATTTTCCCATTAAACGTAACCATACTGTGCGCCAAACTTATTGTCTCTGCGTAGGGCAGCCTTGGTTCCTGCGTCGCCTTTTTCTTTGTCTGTTAGTGTGAGAGCTATTAGTTGTTTTTCAGCTATATTCATTTGTAGTTGTGAGGTATCAACCAGTTGTTGCATTAGTGTATTGGCCATATCAAGTTGTGCAACCTGCCTTGTGACGCCGTCAGATGTTGTTGATAGAACCGACATTAGTTTTTCGTTTTCATCTTCAGCTTGGTTGGTGGTAGCGGACTTAGACGCTGTCATTGGGAGCGGAGGACGTCCTGAGGCTTGGGCGATTTCCGCAGCCGCACTCCCAGATGCTGGCACTGGTTGTGCTGGCACTGGTTGTGCTTGCCCTGCAAGATTTTTGTTGCGGGTGATGGGTGTGGGCGCGTTGATGTCGATTTCGTCGTGCATAGCGTCATATAGCAGGCTACCAAGGTTTTGCCCGCCGGTCATTAATCCTATGCCTTGGTTAACCTTCTCTCCACCATACATTCCCCACCGCATGGGGTTTGCCATGTCCCATCCACCGGGCATTTCTGTTTGGCGTTTACCTTCTGTGAGGTCGTTGATTCCCACGCCAACGTCAAGGGTTGCTGCTGCCGCGGCAGCAATTGGGCCCAGGAATTTGGCTCCGCCCAGTAACTTACTAAGAGCGGCGACGCCTGCAACTTCTCCTGCTGCGCCAGCGGTGCCGGCTGCAACTTCTCCTGCTGCGCCAGCGGCGCCGGCTGCAACTTCTCCTGCTGCGCCAGCGGCCTCGGCTGCGGGTGCCGCACCTTTTAATATGGTTCTAGCACCACTAATCAAGCCTTTGTTAGCATATACAGCAAATGCGGCAGTCAGTATGGGTGTAATCCAGGACTCTCCTGCCTTCATTATGCCAATACCATCCGCTGTGGTAGCAAGGTACCCAAGGGCTTTACCTTGCCAGGAGTCTGTTGATACTCGTAGAGCATCAATAGCGTCTTTGGTTGGTGCTAGTGATTCCCCCAACGTCGTAGAAAACGGTGAGCCCTTACCGTATAGATCGCTCAATCCTAGTTTGTCTGACAGTTCTGTCGCAAATATCTCTGGGACCAATCCTTGACCGGCGGCTTGGTCCATCTTGTTCGCCATTGCCTCACTAAATTGATCAATGACTGCTTGATTCCCACGTTTCCCCTTAATAATTTCTGTGGCGGCCTCGTCCGCACCCGAAACGCCCATTGCGGCTCCCAAGGCTCGAACTTTCGCAGCTTGTTTCAGGCGGTCAAGCGGTTTTGCAGACGTCATTTTGTTGAGCATCTTTGCAGCGCTCTTTGCTTGGTCAGCGGACATGCCTACTGCCAACGAATGTTGTACCAGTGCCCGCTGGTTTTGGAGAATGGTATCGCGTTCGTCTGCGCGGGCTGATCGTAAGATGTCGATAGAGTCAGCATCGTCGGCAATTTCGTTGTAAAATTTGAGGGCAGCGTCTCCACTGAGCCCGGTATACTTGGTTAAAGTGGTTATATCGGTTTTGTATGCATTCATCGCCTCAGCAGTGGGCTTAATACCTTTTTGAGCTAGGTCCTGAGCAGTTGCCATTGCCATTGCCATACCTTCACTAGCGCTCCCCGTAAGTGCAGTGTATTCTCGAATTGATGGATTGAGTTGGTCAAGCGCTTGGGACGTGCCCCCCAATGCATTAATCGTTTGTCTGTGGGCTTTCGATTGTTTAGCTAGCTCTTCTCCAGATAGTCCATACTTTAATGCTTCATTCTGCTGCTTCCACAAATCCATTACGATGTTGCCAGTTCCTTCAACAACACCACCAGTGGCCTTATATTGCGCTATCAACTGACGCGTTTGGCCTTCGAGCGCAGCACCAAACAACCTAACTGATGCCTCACCCCACTTTACACCCTTACCAAACTTACCCGTAGCATTGTTTAGGGCTCCCAAAGCCCCGGTTGATTTACTTGACGCATCATCAGCTGCAACTTGGGCAGCTTTGATTTGCTTGGTTATTTCAATGTATTCTTTGGTTTGTTGATTGCCTTGAGCCTGTAGCTTTGTGGCTTGTTCTTGTAGTTCCGTTAGGTGCGCAATAGCCTTAGCTTCTTCAGCTGCAAGGTCCAAGTATTCCTTCTTGATCTTGTTGGCTTTCTCGTCCAGCTTATTTTGTTGCTCCGCTGTCTTCTTGGTTTTTTGATGTAGGGTATTGGCATCGGTGGCATCGCCATTAATTTGTGACACTAGTTGGCTATGTGCTTGTGCCAGACGTCGAGCCTCGTCGGCTGCCGACTTGAGCGCTGCATTGAGTTGTATTGTATCTACATCTGCCATCGAATGTTACCCATTAGAGATATTGTATTTATTGTGGATTACCCCCGCTGTGGAGCATATAAATACCCGCATATCACATAGGAGATGAGAAATATGGATACAAATACAGATGTACTGCCAATGCAAAACCCGCTACTGGTAGGGCTTAGGCTTCCAGGTGAAACGTTCCGATTGCCTTCACACGGTCTGTTTTATTACAGTGGTGAGTTGGATGAAACGGTAGTAAATGGTGAGTTGGAGGTATATCCAATGACCGCGATGGAAGAGATCATTCTTAGTACACCCGATAAGCTATTATCGGGCAAGGCTGTTACGGAAATTTTCACCAGGTGTATTCCACAAATCAAGCAACCAGGTAAATTGTTGTCGAGAGATGTAGATTTTCTTTTAGTGTGTCTACGTATGGTGACGTTTGGTCCTACCATGGAGATTACGTTCCAACATAATTGTGAGAATTCAAAAGAGCAACATTATACTGTTAGTTTGCAAGATATGATTCGTAATACGCGGTCCATAGATGCAACTAAAATGAATGAGGAGTATACTCACACTTTGCCAAACAATCAGGTAGTACGACTGAAGCCAATGACATATGATGAAGTTGTGACATTGTTTCAGACAACTGCAATGACAAAAACGGATGAGTTGTCAGAAGCGGAAGCTCACCGGTTAATTGTGGACACGCTGGTTGGTGTTATTCGAGACGTTGAAGGTGTTACCGATAAGGCTTTCATTACTGAATGGCTGACAACAATGTCTTTGGGATGGAAGCGTGGATTGGAACGTGCTGCTCAGTCCGTGAGTCAGTGGGGAACTGAGTTTGTAACAAATCAGGTATGTAAGGATTGTGGAGAGCCAATACGCATTGGTGTATCAGCAAATCCAGTGAATTTTTTTATGTAACACTTAGTACGGGGTCTGTGGCGGATATACAAAGTATGTTTGCCACAATGACAACTGAAAGAGAAAGAATCATTGCCTCAATCATTCAGTTAGTATACTTCATGCGTGGTTCAGTTCAATATAGAGACATGTTAGATATGACAGCTTTTGAACGAAATTCGATATCTGAATTCATTGAAAAGCGTCTCGAAATTGAAGTGAAGAAGATGTATCCCCAATACTAATTGACGTCTAAGTGATACAACCATCGGGATTAGTAGCTTCGCAGAAATGCTTTATAACGTTCGCATTCGCTCCGTTATAAAGCATTTCTCTTCTTTTTCAACTCACATTTAATTATAAGATCACACCCTCTCGTTAACGGACAGTAGAGAGGTGACACTGTACGACCTGAGCATTTCAGGCTTATCGTATGCTTTAGACAAAGGAGTAGACTGCTCCCAAGTTAGCTCTTATTTAAAGTGGTATGGTGGGGCACAGTCGTCTAACTGTGGTTGTCTAGCTGCCCGTGTTCCACTCTCAATCAACAGTAAGGGTATGCTGATGGCGTTTCTATTTGATATGTTGTTTGTTTCAACATTTTTGGTTTAGTCGTCTGATGCTACTTGGGGCTTCTTCAGCTCTTTTTATATTCTTCTAGTGTGTACATTGCAATAAAATATGCGTCTGCTATATCGTATAATCCAGTCGTCTTCTTGTATTTCTTCTCTTCTATCATTGCCAAAACATCTTTAGGTAAGGCGTCAACCATTTCTTGTTTCTTTGCTTTACCACTACCTGTCGCAAACTTCTTCAACAGGTTTGGTGAAACTATTACCATATTGTTACCATATTTCGTATTGTGTCGAAATTGGGTTATAATGACGAACTGTAACCCTGCGAGATCACGGGTGGCGTTGCCCATCATACTGAAGGCAAGTCCTTCAATCCCGAAAGATGCTGGACTGTGTTCATCCACCAACTTCATTAATGCTGAAGTCACCATCTGCGCTCGATTATATATGTCTCCATCATCCTTGCTTGAAGTTCTCACCGTTCCTAGCGTGATAACACTTCCAGATTCATCAACAACACAATATCCCGAGCTTGTATACGACTGGTCAATACCAACAAATTTTTTCATCATGTACCCTTAAACACCACGAAATATTTAGTGGCATTAGTAGGGTACAGTTTTTAGGCTATGGCATTGTCCTTAATATACGAGAATCCTTGTGTAAATTGAACAGTCATTACATGTTCAAACACACCATCCACTTCATCTCTATGTGAAATAACGAACATTGACAATTCCTCTTCACGTGCTTTATGTTTAACCAGTCTGGCGGCAGCTTGAATACCAACGCCATCGAGACCCACATCTAACACTTCATCCAACATCCACACGTTAATCTTTGTGCTACGACGCTGTAGAACGTCTCTAAACGCAACGGATAATGCGAAGTTTACACGAGCTCGCTGTCCTGCTGACAGATTACCAAAGTCCAACGGACGATCAAACTGCGAAATCTTCGCTTCAAGATTGTGCTGAAACTCCACCTTATGCGGCAATCCCAACAATTGTACGTAGTGCAGAAGCTGTGCATTCAAATATGGTAAGTGTCGGTTAAGAAGAGCTTTACGCACAAAACTGTCATTCTTGGTTAACAGCTTCAACAGGAATTTTTGATGCTCAACCTCACGGACCAGTGTATCAATCTCTTCCATACTAACATCATCAAACGTCATTTCAAGTAGCTCATTGAGTGTATCTACGTGAGGATTGACCGCAGTTTCAAGTTCCGCAATTTGAGTGGTAATACTGCTGCTTTGACTAGCAATCTTCATCAGTTCTGATATGTTATCAACAGTAATCTGCTGTTTGGCTTCTGTCAGCTCAATAACCAAAACATCACGAACCTCAGATAGCTCAAGAGACTGATTCATTAATCGAGTCCACTCTTCTGCAAGTGTGTCTAACTCTACCTCCAGTGCTTCAATTTTCAATTCACCACTTGCAAAATGCTGCAAGCAGTACGGACAGGTAGCATCTCGTAGATGTTTCAACTCTTCAGTTACTTTTGTTTGACGTGACTCATTTGTATGTAAGTATCGCTTCTTGGTCGCTATTTCTGTATCACACGCTGATAACTTTGAAGATACGGCATCGGCCTCTTCGTGAAACTTGCGTTGCTGATCAACATCAATTGCCGCGACCTTCGCGAGCTGATTCTTCATCTTTACAATGGAGGATACAGTCTGCTCATCCCAAGCATCAACCCGCTGATTGACACTCAAGATCTGTTGCTTGTGACGCTGTTGTTCTTTGTTTGCCTGCTCAATCACAGCCTTCTTTAGTGTGAGCCGAGCTTCATTGTCCTTAATCTGGACCTTCAACTCTTCTGCTCGTTCAGAAATCTCCGTCACACCAAACAATCCTTCAATCATATCAGATTGAGCACGTCCGGGCAGATCCAAGAATGGAATATGAGAAGCTGAGAACACAACGATTCGCACGAACATTTCATGTGGGAGACCAATGACACTCTCAATAGAGGCATTTGTATTAGCGATGCTATCGAGCGTTTTGTCTTCACCGTTCTTGTAGAAGAACACGCTACCACCAGCACTACCCTTGACCTTACGGTTGCGAATGATGCGGTATTCGTCGCCAAAGTTATC